GCTCTGCTTATTATGTATGGGTAAAGGAGAATCCTGAATTAAAAGAGAGGTTTGACCGTTTACGCAATAGGCCGGTACTCAAGGCTCGTCAAACTGTTGTGAAATCACTTGATAATCCTCACGATGCCCAGTGGTATCTCACGCGAAAAAGGAAGATGGAGTTTGGCGATAACGTAGACATAACATCGGGTGGTGATAAATTGGAATCCGTAGTCAATAGAGAAAAGGTGGCAGAATTTACGAAGCAAGTATCTGAAAAACTACTCGATGACCAAATCAAAAGACGAAAATCTTGAGGCACCAACAATCGATCAGCAAATGGCTGTTAGTCCTTTCGTATTCATAAATGTGAAAGGGATAAAAAGCGAGAGAGGGTTGCCGCTTGTATTCGATGACCGGCCGTTTCTCAAAGACATTGTGGAGGATATGTCCCCCCTACAAGCAGTCTTAAAGGCTCCACAAATAGGCGCAACGGTTATATTTACTATTAAGATTCTATGGGTGGCAATGTTCTTGAAGAAGGATATTATCTATACGCTTCCGACTATGAGTGATGTATACGAAATGGTGGGCGATAAAATCAATCGTATCATTGCACAAAATAAAATATTCCAAGACTGGACACATGATAGGGATACCGTAGAGCAAAAGAAGATTGGAGAAAATATGATTCGATGGCGTGGAACATTTACGACCAAGTCGGCTACGATGTTCTCGTCACAGTTAAATATCCACGACGAAATCGACGCGTCTAATCCCGAAGTCATTACGCAATACGAAACACGACAGCAAGCGGAGCCGGGCGGTTGGCGTTGGTACTTCTCGCATCCGAGTGTAGTGGGAAACGGCATAGACCAGTATTGGCAAAAGTCCGACCAAAAAGAGTGGTTTATATTATGCTCTGCGTGCAAGGAATGGCAGTTTATGGAGTGGCCTCTATCCGTTGATCAACAGCGCATGTGCTATCAGTGCAAGTTTTGTGGTGGAATCATTACCGACCAAGACCGCCGCGAAGGACACTGGCGCAAGAAGTTTCCCGAAGCGGAGTTTTCCGGCTATCACATACCACAGCTCATTTGTCCTTGGATACCAGCGAGCAAGATAGTTAAAGACTTCAAAGAAAAAGAAGCACAGTATTTTCATAATTTCGTATTGGCTCTACCCTACGCCGACAATAAATCTAAAGTCACGCTTGAAACTATCAAGGGCTTGCTCACCGACGAGCGACAAGCTAAAGGCCGTATCCTTTTCGGAGTGGATACCGGCATTAAAATCCGATGGACATACGGCGACATGAACGGCCTGATTGAAATGGGCGAGTGTGATAATTACAAGGAGCTTCAAAGAGAAGTGGACAAGCACAAGGATTGGATTATGGTCATTGACCAAGGTGGAGACATCATCGGCGTTCGTGAATTTGCCGAGAACAACAAAGGTAAAGTTTTTCTCTGTACGTTCGTTAAGGACAAGAAATCTATGACGCTCATGAAATGGGGAGAGGGCGAGGAATATGGCCGAGTGCTTGTTGATAGGAACCGCCTCATTCAGCTCACAGTAGACGAGATGAATGACAAAAGAATAAAGCTCTATGGCAATCTTGAAAAGTGGTGGAACATGTGGCTTCACTGGTCGCACATGTATCGCATTGTTGACGAGGACAAAATGGGCAATCTTGTTTATGTGTGGGAACGTTCAGACCGAAATGACTTTGCTCTGGCAATGGCGTATTACCGTGTTGCTTACGATAGGTTTGCCGAAAACGAAAGCACGTTTGAGGGTGGAAGCTCGGTTGATGACGGCGTACCTGAAGCTCCGTATCGCTATCATGACGGTACGACAGATGGTATAAAACTTACGATGCCAGAAATTACTAGCAAAAGTGACGATTGGCGTTTTCGCTGAGGTAATTTATAATATATTAAAATGACAATAGTAGAATTATCTTCACACGACGCAGAACTTTTTAAGAAGTTTATGGAGCATTACGACAAATTTTCTTTCCTTGTTTCAAGCGGTGCTTTTGATATCAAGCGAGGTTCAGCCACGATAAACTTCTCACGAGACGGCGACATACTCTCAATTGACCGGCACTTATACACATATTCACCGAAGTCGGATAAATATTAGTTGACAGGTTTCTACATGTGCTATACTAAACAGGTAATCGCTTAACCGACGCAACGGGAGCGCACGAGGGTAAAACCTCGGCGTTCCTTTTTTCTTTTTCATAAAACAAATAAATAACGATGGCCGGAATATTGACGTCAGGATTTTATTCTCTCTTTGCGAACTACAATAAGGCACGCGGCAAAGGTTCAGATGGAGAAAAACAAGAGGGACTTATAGAAAGTCTCGGCGAATTGACGCTGGACAAAGATGATAAAGAACTTAACGATTTGGAAAAGTCATGGGCTTTGCTTTTCAAAGACTCCACAACCTACAAGAAAATCCACACCGAGGGCGATATCAATCAACGCTATTGGATTGGCAAGCAATTCCCAGATAGTGAATATGAAAACGGAAAGCGGCCACTCACCGACAACATAATTTTCGAGGCGGTTGAAACGATGATACCGCAAGCTACACAACAGAACCCTGAACCAATTGTCGGTTGCGACAACACAGTCGAGATGAAAGTGGTAGCCGATAAGTTGCACATGGCTCTTGAGTATTTGGCCCAGCACAATCACCTTAAAACGAAACTAAAGAAAGGCGTGCGACATTGGACTATGCGCTTCCTTGGCTGTTGGCAAATCGGTTACAACGGAGAGGAACAGGAAATCGTCATCAAGGTTATCAATCCGAAAGACCTCGAGCTTGATCCGAACGGTTATATCGACGACGGCGAATATGTCGGAGAGTTTCTTAACTTGAAGCTCTACGACAACGCACGAAACCTCATTACACGATTCCCGGAGCATGAGGACGCTATTGCCAAAATTGCAGAGGGCAAGCTCGGTTCGCTTCTCGGATACAAGCAATGCTGGACTGACGAGTTTGTCTTTTACAAGCTCAAGGATATTATTCTTCACAAGAGCAAAAATCCAAACTTCAACTATCCTACGCAGACGATGACTGTAGGGCCAAATGGTGAGCAGATTCCCCAGACTATTCCCGGACACAATCACTTTTCACGCCCTAAGACTCCATTCGTGTTTCTCACCTGTTTTGATTTGGGAGACGGCCCATGCGATGCAACTGGACTTGTTCAGCAAGGCCTTGTTACGCAGGACAACATCAACAAAGGTTTGAAGCAGTATGACCGAAATGTCGATAACATAAATGGCGGTGTGGTGGTAAACGGCCTCATGTTCAACAAGGAACAGGCGGCACAGGTTGCCGAAGCACGCCGACAAGGACGCACCATCGTTACTCCTGGCGAACCTGAAAAAGCTCTCATGTTTCCAGAGAACCATGACATACCGGGAGTTGTCTACGAGCGCATACAAGACGACCGCACTCGCTTCATGTCTCGATTTGGTATTGCAGGTTCAACGCCAGACCAATCATCGCAAGAAGAAACTGTACGCGGAAAGATTATCGTCGGACAGCAGGATACTTCTCGTACTGGCGGCGGCGTTACGGAGTTTCTTGAGTTGGCCGCTTCACGAATTTTCAATCACTTCCTACAGATGATTTATGTCTACTGGGATACGCCTCACACCATTTCAGTCATCGGGCCAGAGAACACGCAGACCATGCAGACGCTTCAAGCGAGTGAAATTCCACAAGGCCGAAAGTTTACGGTTACAGTTCAAAACGGCTCACTTGTCCCTCAAGACGAGCTTTCAATTTACAACGAAGCTATGGGCGAATATGAAGCCGGAGTACTTGATCCGCTTTCCTACTTTGAAAAGACAAAAGACCCTAACCCTGTAGAGCGTGCGACGAAGCTCATGATTTACAAGACAAACCCTGCGCTCTACATGCAACAGTTTCTACAAATTGCACCGCCCCCTGCGGTAGCACCTGCTCCTAATGCTCCGGTATCGACAAGCGGTGCGCCGCCGTCGAGTGTACCGCCAGAGAAACAAGCGCCCACGGCCGAGCAAGCGCAGTCGAGCAGTTTAATAAAAAGCCAACCATTACCAAAAACATGAACAACAAATATCAAGCAAAAGCAATAGAACTTTCAAACAGCCAAGCAGGGCCGTCGGTTTGTCCTACTTGCGGAACGCCATGTGCCGCTTGCGCCGCACGAGACGAAAGCAACAAGCCTGACGAACGATTCAACGAAACTGAAAACCGAGACGTGAGCGAATTGATGGAAAAGGGAAATATGAAGAAAGGAAATCGTTTTGAAGAAAAGTAATTACAAATAATAGTCTTTCCCTGAGTCACAGACTTAAAAGAATGGCCTGCAAACAATATGCCAACCACAATTTTTGACGGAGTTGAAAGCGAAGGTAATGCACTCGACATAGACAAGTCGTTTGAACGCCTCGAAAACAACAAGGGAGACAAAACTTCCTCGGAATCGTCA